TTTGCAACTGAAGAACCAGATGAATTAAGAATATTAAAACCTCGTTCATCTATTTGATATGCTGTTGCAGTAACTGAAGCATTACTTGGACCATTAATTTTGCCACTATTCCCAGCATAATCAAAAGTTGTTACAGTTGGCTCTGTTCTCATTCTAGTAGGAAAACTTACGTGCCAAAATGGGCTATTATTATCTGTGAAATTACCATTTCTTGTTGCAATAGATCCTTCAATTGTATTTGCTGTACCAGGTGCAACTGATAAAGCATAAGACTTATTAAAGTATCTTTCACATAATTGTAATTGCTCTGTAATATTTAAATGTTCAAAATCTGATGCTGTGCTTCCAACTTCAACTTGCACTCCTGTTAAATACCAAGTTGCACTACTAGTTCCAACTACACTTGTTGCTCCAGTAGCACTAAAAAATTCTCCTGCTGCCCAAGCTCCTGCTGTTCCAGATTTAGTTGAGCCAACACCTAAACCAAATCTTACTATTAATCCATGAGTGTTATCAGTAGCCCAAGTTCCTGTTGTATCTCCTGCAATTGTAATTGTTTTTCTTTCCCAAGTATCTGCTGAACTTATAGTATATGTAAATGGATAATATCTAGTTCCAGCATTACCTATTGCACCACCAAATGTTCCAGTTAAAGAGCTTCTTGTCCAAAATGATAATGTAAATGTTTTTGCACTAGCTGTTCCTAAATTCAAAACAGCAGCATTGTAACCTTCAATAGGTTGAGTAATCATAAAATAATCAGATGCACCAACTGTTACTGCTGATGCTGTAACAAACTTTAATGAGTTTACAAATCCTTCTCCACTAGGAGTGTCTGTGTCTTGTGTAATTGTAAATTTATCACCTTGTGAACTTTGATAAACAAATCTATCTACTGTATAATCATTGTCCACATCACTTGCAAATCCTCGTTGATTAACTCTCATATCACCATTTATAATTAAATTTCTTCTACCAGGATTGTCTAGTTTAGCATTTGTAATAGAACCATCTGCAATTCTTGCTATATTTAATGTGCCTGAAGTTATTGCTGTAGCTGCAAAAGAAGCAAGATTAAATGCTCCATATGTAATCATTTCAACTATATCATTTAAAGCTACGCCAGATGCAAATACTACTGAAGTACCTGATGTTACAGTTACATCTGTACCATTAACCATTTTAACACCATTTAAATATACATCTATAAATCCTGCGTCATAGGCTAATGTTTCTGCATTGTCATCTGCACCACTAAATGTTGTTTGTCCTGCAGTTGCTGTATAAACAAATCTGCCAGAAGTTCCATTTACTGCTGAACCTGCTGCTGCCCATGATGATCCATCATATACTCTCATTTCATTTGCAGTGGTATCAAAATATAATGCACCTGTAATCAACGCATCTCCATCATTATCTACTGTTGGTGCTGAACTCTTAGCTCCTAAATATCTATCATCAAAACTATCATAACTTGCTGCTGCATTTGTTTCACTAGTTGCTGCATTAGTAGCAGAAGTAGCGGCGTTAGTAGCAGAAGTCGCTGCATTGGTTTCAGAAGTTGCCGCATTTGTAGCACTTGTAGCTGCAGCTGTCGCACTATTAGATGCATTAGTTGCACTAGTTGCTGCTGCTGTCGCTGAGTTGGCAGCATTTGTTTCTGATGTTGCTGCTGCTGTAGCTGAATTACTTGCATTAGTTTCTGATGTTGCTGCATTAGTTGCACTTGTTGCAGCATTAGTTGCTGATGTGGATGCCTCAGATGCCTTAGTTGTGGCTGTTGTTGCACTACTTGCAGCAGAAGTCGCACTTGATGCTGCTGCAGTTGCACTAGATGCTGCATTTGTTGCGCTTGTACCTGCGTTTGTTTCTGATGTAGCTGCGTTGGTTTCTGAAGTTGAGGCATTTGAAGCAGATGTTGCAGCATTTGTAGCTGAAGTTGCTGCTGCTGAGGCAGAACTAGCTGCGTTTGTAGCACTTGTTGCTGCACTTACAGCATCTACTAATAATTCAAAATGATCTGTATCTGTTAAAGAATCTCCTACAACTGCATCTGCTACACAAATATATACATTATTAAGTTGTCCTGCTGTTGTAGATTTAATTATATCTCTTTGCACATATGCCTCTGTTGTAACAGTAGCATCTGTTCCTTTGTATGTGCCTAATTCTTGTGTTACTGATATCTCACCACTTGTATCGAAGGCAAGAATTTTACTTGCTCTATCACTTGCAGATGTGGTAAAGTCGGTAGAGGTCATAGTATTTGTTCTTGAAATTTTTATGCTTCTATCTATTTGTTCTTGTAGTTCTTGTGCTATTGCTAGGTTCTTATCAAATGCACCTTCTACAGAATCTGCTGTAAATGGATCATTCTCAACAAGATCAAGTGTTTGTGTCTGAGTTGTAGATCTTCTTATAACTACTGTTTCAGTAGCTGTAGGGATATTCCCCCCTGTAAATACTACATTACCCCCTGATGCAGTTCCTACACCAGTAACTGTGTAATGTGTTGTCAGTGTCTTAACAGTTTCTGTACCTGCTGCAGATCTTATAATAACCTGTAAGTCTGCTTCTGCAGTAATTTTAAACTGATACGCAAAGGTATCGTTAGAACCATCACCAGAATAACTGTTTTTTATAATCGTTGTTGATATTGCCATATGCTTATTCCTCTACTATTTTATCATACTTTCTTTGAGTATTCTATAATACTCTTGTATCCTTTTTTCCTCATCTGCCTTTGTTTCTGCCTCTAAATCTTTTTTGAATTTATTTCTATAATATATGTAATCTTTTAATGCTGTTCGTGAAAGATCTACTATTAAAGAGTATTCTGCTTCTAATAATTGAAATTTTTCATTTGCAGATAGTTCTTCTGATTGTTGTATAAATTCAACTTCTTCTCTTGATATTTTAATATCATCTATAGCTGCTTTTAGGTCTATATGCAAATCATACATAACTTGATTTTCAGCAATTAATTTATCAGCTTCTTCGAACTTACCTTCATTTTCTAATTTATTAACTGTATCTATCAAAGGTTTACTTTTATTCCATATTTTATATAGCCTAGTAATAGGTTCTGAATTCATTTTAGGGTTTCCTTTTATAAATGATCTTATAACTGGAATTGTATTATAATTTTCTATCCATTCATCTGACCAAGGATCTATAGGACTAGCAACAAAACCAGTTTTTTTAGCAAGATAATCTGTTAAATCTAAAACATTTCTTCCTATGCCACCAGTTGTTTGTCTAATCATATAATCAACTTTACCTGCTGAAACATTTATTTTTTTTGCTATAGTTTTTGCAATTTCAGAAGTGTATGATGTAGTTTGCCAAGGTCCTAAAAATCTTTGATTGTTTTGATTTACAATATTATTTTTGTAAAACAAACTATAATTTGCCATTGTTTCTCCAGTAATTCTATATGTATCAGAAAATCTGTGAAGAACTAAAGATGCTCCCCAATTTAAAATAAATCTATTCATGTAATCAGTAAATCGCTCTGGATCTTGTTCTTTATATGCTTGTAATAATTTTACAGGAGCTACACCAGCAAATTGATATAATTCAAAAGCACCAGGCACGTGTAAAAATTTAGTATCTGCAGAACCAAATTTGTAAGGAATGTTATATCCTAAATCTTTTTCGAATTCACTTAAATTATCATATGCTGGATCATCATGACTTATTGCATACAAAATTGTTGCTGGTAATGTTATATAAAGATATGATTTAATAGCAGTTTCCATTGGACGATACCTAACAGCTTCATACAGTTTGTCTGCACCTAAAACTTTAGGACTATAAAATGCAGATATTTGATTTATTGCTTGTGTTTTTAAACCCATTTTAGAAAAGTCCATTAAATCTTTTGCATCAAGTACAGCTTTTCTCATTGCTTCTGGACTACTAAGATCAGTTTTTTGAAGTCTTTTGTAAGTTAATTCTAAATCTCCTAATTTAGATATACTTTCAGAAAAATCAGCAGCAGTTGCCCATAATTGTTTTAAAGCATAGTCTGTATCTTTTCCTTCTATTTGATTTTTGAATTTTCTATCTTGAAAATATTTACGCATATCAGGTGAAAAATATTCATTATCAAATTTAAAATATGTTTGTCTTAATAAACCACCTTCTATTGCATTTTGTAAAAAACCTTCTCCGTCTTTTACAAATATATCTAATGGTTTTGTCCAGCTTGGAGGTTTTTTAAAAGTAAAAGGTTTATTTCCAAAGAATAAAAAAGCACCTCTTGCTGATGTATAAAAAGGTATATTGTCTAAATTTTTACTAAAAACAGAATTGCCAACTGTATCTCTAGCTAAGTTTCTAAGTTGCATTTCAGGATCAGCAGTAACACCAACCTTTATTGCTTTTGTAACAGGACGTTGTATTAGATTTTTTTCAAAACCATATCCTAAGAAATCAGCTATAAATGGATTATCGATTTTAAATGCTGCAGCTAAATTAGGATCTAATGTATATATTTCTATAAAACCTTTTCTTTTTATTGCTACTTCATTAGCTTTCAATCCAAATGGTTCTTGCTTTTTAAAAATAGCAAAACCTTCGCCAACTCCACCTGCTCTTAAAAGATCTTCAGAAACATCTAATGCTTTTGATAAATCTTTAATATCTATGTCAACTTGGTCTTTTTTAAGTCTTCTTTTGCCTAATACTTCTGGTATTAATTTAGGATTTACTTCATATGTTTTATCAAAAAAGTTTCTATAGGCAATATTTCGCTCTGCTAAAACCATTCGATACATAGTATTATTTATAATTGTATTTATTGGACTGGCATATTTTGATCCTCCTCCAAGATATTCTTTGTAAGGAGATGTTACAACTTCACTATAGGGTTGATTTTTACCAAATGATTGTGGCTCAGTAACTACTTTATGCACAGGTATATAATTTTTATTAGCTTCTCGCATTGCTTTATATTCTTTTTTTGAGATTATTCCTGATTCAACATAATAATTAAGTTCTTGATCTAAAAATCTTTGCATCTCTTTTGTTGCATCTTTAATAAATTGTGGTGATTCTTTAACAATTGTTCTATGAGTTTGTAGTTGTTCAGCAGTAAGAGTTTCTTTACCTTGTTTGTATCTTTCTAAAAGTCCTTTTGATAACATATATTTATCTGTAAGTTCTCTTAACAATGGAGTTACAATTTTGTAATTTTCTAATATACGTATTATTCCTGGACCTACTGTTTCAACACTATTAATTGTTTTAGGTACTCCATGCAATAAAACAGATTCAGCTTTTTGACCTGCAGCAGTTAACATTCTTAATCTATCATAAGGTGACATTCCTTGTTCCGATTTACGTGTGTCATAACCATATCGTTGTTCTATTGTTTTTGTAACATATTTATTATCTCTCCAAAGAACAGAAAAACCTGCTTTCATATTTTTTAATTTTTCACGAATTTCTTGAGCTTTTCTTTTTATGTAAGGTTCATCTTGTAAAGATTTACCTACCTTTTCTATAGCCTCTCTATATTTTTTACTTCCTACTTGTACTCCTTCTACCTTGCCCTCTGGTGTTAATTCGAATTCAGTTTTTTCTTTTTTTGTTTTCCCTTTGATAGCTCCTTCATCAGTAAATTCAATAAATGTAGAAGGTGTTTCTTCATCTAATTTAGAAATTTCTAATTTTAAACGTGGATCTGTTCCTGCTACTTTGCCATCTATTGTAGGAAGTTGATCTAGCATAGAAACTTCAATATATTTTTCAGGTGAACCTATTATATTTCCATCAGCATCTTTTGTAAAAGTAGATATATTTTCACTATACAAAATATCTTTCTTTGCTGGATCATTTAATGCTTCTTCTAAAATTTCATCTTGTGATTTACCTTTTTTAAGACTTTCTTCTTTTATTGCTTTTTTACCAAACCTAGATATATTTAATACACCAAATAAACCTGCATCTGCAAGTAAGGTTCTACGATCAGGTAACTCACCATTAAAATAATATCCCATTGCAGTAAAAGCTGTCATTTGACTTATATATTCACCAACAAGACCTCTAGCTGTTTCTTTAGAAACAAGTGGTAATTTTGACAATATTGGACCAGCTATTCCAGGCGCAATTTGTGTTACAGCTAAAGTCATACCTGCTTTGTTACCTTCTGATATACCTTCGTCTATAAAAATATCCCACCATTCAGAAAAAGTATCTACAGGATTTTCATCATTTTCTTTTTCTAACGCTCTTAAATATGTTGTTCTAACAGCTTCTGTTAAAAAACCAGCACCATATGCACCAACTGTAGGACCACCAATTAATGAACCTATGCCATAACCGATACCTAATGTAGGCACATCTCCTAATATAGTAGCACCTTGTTCTATCATTCTTTCTAAAATACCAGCATCTTCTGCTTCTTGTAATGCTTGTCTATAGTCAGCAGCACCTTGTATTCTAAATTTATTTTCCGTATGAAATTGGGTAGCAACATTAAGAGTACTTTTTCCAAGGCCTCTTTCCATAAATCTTGTAAATTCTAATTCTTCATCTTCTCCTAACATTTCTTCAATTACATTTTGCCAAATTTTTCTAGCATCTTCTCTAATTGTTACACCTAAAGGTTGAACAACTTGAGCATCTATTTTTGGTTGTTCAAGATATTCGTCTAATGTTTGAACTCTAAAATTTTCTGCATACTCATCTGTAGTATATTTATCAAAAGGATTTTCTTTAGATTCATCAAATTGTTTTTGATATTCTTGACTTGTATATTTAAAAAATTGATTGTTTTGTGGATCTAAATCTTTATCATAAGCCATAATTTATTTTCCAAATTTTTCTTCTATTCTTTCTAGGTCTCTTTCATTTAAACGAAATGCTTTCATCCATTCATTTTCTTTTTGCGCACGTTTTATAGGATCAACTTCACCTTTTATTGCATCTAAATATGCTTTTTCTGGTGCAGTATCTATAGTAATTTCACCTGTATCTATCGCAACTTTTTCTTCAAAAGATTCTAATTTTCTCCAATCATATGTATTTCTAAATTTTTCATTTATTTTATAAAAAGCAGAATCTTTATTATTAAAATCTAAAGAACTTGCTTCTTCATGAGATACACCTTTTGATCTTAAATCAAAATAACGTGTTCGTATTAATTCTTTAACACGTTGTATATAAATATTTCCTTCTGGATATTTGGCACGAACAGCATTAGGCCATAAATTTTGTTCTAATGATTTCATATTATTATTAAATACTTCTTTTTGATAACCTGCTAACTCTCTTTGTTTAGGTGATCTTTTAAAATCATTTTCAAATTCTTTGATATCTTCTAACAACAACCCTTTGCCAAACAATCCCCATATGCTTACATCTGTTTTTTTACCATCAATTATTATTGGAAATTCATCATAAATATCGTCAATTTTTGTTCCTTTATATCCTGGTTTTTGACTATTAAAAATTGCTGTTTCTACAGCTTCTATAACGTCAACTCTTCTGTCGTCAAAATTTACTTCGCCAGAAATAATTTCCTCATATTTTTTAGCTAATCTTATTTTCCTTTCTTGTCCTTTATCAGACCAAGGAGCATTATTTATTTCATCAAGAGTTATGTCTTTACCTGTTGTAATTCTATCTAAAAAATTAGCTTCTAAAGCATCATCATTAGCAGTTGCTTCTTGCAGATCATTTGTTCTCTGTGTTTTCGCTTCTTCGTCTACTTTTGTTATTAATCTTTCATATGCTTCTAAACTTATTTCGTAGTTATCATCTTTATCATCTGCTATTCCAAATGCTTCTTTTATACTCTTTCGATCTTGTATATCTTGACTAATAACTTTAGATTTTTTATCACGCAAACTTGTTAAAATAGTTTGATAATCAAATTCTCCATCTTGTCTTAAAGGTATTAAGTTGCCGTTTTTGTCAGTAAAGGTACTTAAAGAGTTTTTTAACATTTGAAATTCTGCATTTAATAGTTCTTCATTTGCATCATAACTATATCCATAATCTAATGCTTGACTAATTATCATTGGCTGTGTTTTATTTTTAAAATCTCTAAAAGCACCAAATTTATTCAAGTTATTTCCTAAAAGATTTTGATAATTTTTTGTTGCATTTTGAATAAATAAACCTACATTAACACCCCTTCTACTACTAAGTTTTGTTCCTAATTTTTGTTGCAAATTTCCCAGTGTAGTAAAATAATTTGATTTCAGAGCTTCAGCTACTCTTGGATCTGTTTTTTCTAATTTTTTTAACTCTAAAAAATATTCTCTTTTGATTTTATCGAATTCATTTGTAAAAAAATCTTTAGGTTTTTCTCTGTTGTTATCGTCATTTAGCAGTGCATCTGTTCTATTTGTAACATCTAAAAGCAATTCAGCAGTTTTATCTTCAACAACTCGACTGACTCTATATTTTTCTTCTTTTTCATCTTTTTTTTGTTTATATAAAGCTATTTTGGTTACAGCATCAAATACAGCATCTCCTACATTTGCAGAACCTAAACTTCTTTGTGCTGACAATGATGATCCAGCACCCATTGCTCGTTGAGTTATTTCACCTCTAGGGATTTTTATTGCCATTATCTTTTACCTGCTCCAAAAAGACTACCTGATGTTAGTCCAGTTGTTGTTGTTGGTTGTGCCGTACTACCACTAACTTGATAACCAGTTGCTATAGCACTAACTAATGTTTGCCCCATCTTTGCTGCATTTTCTGATAATGCACCTGCAAGTCTAAAATCAATTTCATTAAGATCATAAGTTAAACCTTTATCAATCCAATATAAACTATCTTCTAAATTGTCAACAACAGTATTCATTTCTAACAAACTAGAACCTTCGCCCATTGCAATTCCTCTAGCAGCTTGTGCAGCTCTTTTTTCAGATAATATTAATGCTGCTCTTTCATTTGCCTGTATTCGTTGTTGTATTGCTGCTACTGCAGCTCTTCTTCCATCTGCTTTTGCAGCTCTTTTTAACATTTTACGTTGATTATAAGAACCAAGTAAACTTATTCCTGCTGATGCTCCAACTGCTATTGCTAACCAAGGTATAAAAGATGGAATACCTGTTTGTTTAACTGGCAACCCAGAACCACCTGCAGCCATAAGAAGTTTTGCTTCATCTTTATTTATGTATGCTAAAAACTCACCTTTTGGAGCATATTTTTCTAGTAATTTTTTTGCATCCTCTATTTGCTGTTTTAATTTTGCATCCATATTAATCTGTTGTTACTATAGTTCCAGTAACTGCTAGAACTGTCATAGGTAGGGGTTGTGTCTGTTTTATGGTTATCTGACCATCTCTATCCCAACCTAAGTTAGTAACTCTTTTATCTCCTGTAAACGCTGGTATTGGCTCACCCATTGCATTTGCCGAACTTCTAAATGGAAGTTGATCGTTATTAATAGTTACGCCAACACTATCTAATAATCTTACTATAATTTCATTATACCTTTTTTTCCTGCCTTGTGCAGTACCTGCTTGTGCAGTACCCTCTGGTCTTAGTGTTTTTATAGTAGAAACATAACCAAGACCTACCTCTATTGTTTTACTTTCAAATGTACTTGGAAGGCTAACTGTTACTGCTCCGTTAGTAACTTTTTGTTTTGGATACACTGCATCATCTATAAGTATTTGTACTGTTTCACCTTCTAAATGATCTAAGCTTGTAACTGTTGTAGATGATCCTGTAACTGTTCCTGCAAGTCCAGAATCTTGATTTAATGTACTGTCTAAATATTCTACATATTGTACTGTTGATCCGTTAATTAATCTTTGCACAATAATATAAACTGTATCCTCAGATGCCTCTGATATTGTTGTAATACTTTTTACATCTGCATGAGTTTCGTTTTGTATTGCAAGTCTTACAGGGCTACTGCTATCTACTGTAAGAAATCCTGTACTTTCTGGTGTAGTTTCTGTAATAGTTACTTCAGCACTAGATACTGTAGCTGTAAAATCTGCATGACCATTTATAGTTGTCTGTAAATTACTTGCTGTCGTATTGTTATTTGTTTGTGTTTTAAATTCATTTGTTCCTGCAGTGCCTGTTGTAGATGTAAATGTAACAGTTGTGCCATCTGATTTTGTAAAAGTAAGTGTAGAACCTGATACTATATTTGCATAATCAGAAACTGTAACAGTACATGATTGTGATTTACCACCTATAATGTGTCTATGCCATGCAAGTATTTTTTCATCTTTTAAATATGTAAGTCCAACTAGCTCACCATCATCTCTCACTGCATATAAGATTCTGTCTGGTTCTTGTGCATATGCTAGATCAACAAGACCAGTGCCTGTTACATGATCTGCTAACAAGTTAAGATCTGGAGCTATGTAAGCATCATCTGCAAATCTAAACTCAAATGCTCTTACTTTTTGTCTTTGTCTTTGCACAAATAATACAGCATCATCAATTTGTACTGGTAATGTATTATGTGTTCCATATGTAGTTTGTTGTGTAATATTTACATTGTCTGGTTTTAATGGCTCTCCAGTAGGTCTAGCTACTTTAAATTCACCACCTGCTGTTAAGATAATAAGATCTCTAGCTGGTGCTAATGCTCTAATAACATTTACCTTATTAGATGCAATAGTATATATAAATGCGTCAGATGCACTTGCATCATCTGCATCAAAATTGTCAAACAATCCAGACTGTGATGCAAATATAGTTTGTGGAAATGATGTTGTTCCACCATAAATTAATCGTTGTTCAAAAAAAGTAACAGCTTTTGGAAACCCTGTTGTGTCCGAAAAAGTTCCTAGTTGCCAATCTGTTGATGCTGTTGCTGATCCTAAATCTACAAGTATTTCTATTGTAATATTTGTTGTGTCTGCACGAGCTGTTATTTTTGCATGACCATCTCTAAACCTAAGCAATCTTCCAACGTCAGTTGCTTGAAAACCATCTCCATCATTGATACCAGTTGTAGCTGATGCAACGACTGCAACTCCTGTGCCAACTGTATGTGATGCTGGGTTCAATGTTGTTGATGTAGTATTAGTGTCTAAGTATGGTCCTTTTTCAAAAACTACATCTGCAAGTGTCCAAGATGTATGTCCTGTTCTTGATAACTTTTCTGGCTCATGTGAAGGATGTACTATATACATTACATCTGCTGATTGTGCAAACTGTAAATCAAATACTTGTGCTGATGTATATGGTGTTGCAATTTCGTAAACCTTTGCTGCAGTACCACCTGATGTGTATGTAGTATAGTTAGTGGAATCTACACCTGATAATTCAAATGTATGTGTTGTTACATTTGCTATAGTGTATCTTCTGCCATTTACTTCTGTCATACCACCTACGCTGTTGATCCAAACATCATCTCCATTACTGTAGCCATGTGAAGTAGCTGTGACAACTGCTGGATTTGCTTTTGTAATAGCAGATATAGATTTGTCTGCCTCTGTTATTTGTCCTTGGTCTTTAAAAAACCTTATATACTGGTCGCCAAACTCTAACACATATGCTTGTTCATCATTAAATTCAAAAGGTATAAGTCTTGTAGTATTTGCAGAGTTTTTGACTTCACATATGAATCTACTGCCACTTCTTCTAGTTGCACCACCTTGTGGAAACACAGTCATGTTCTCTAGTGTTTCTACACCATTGCTATACTTGTCAAGATTAGTCTGTCCAAATAGTTTAGGACTAAGTTCACCTGCAGTAAAATTTGTTTGTATTGGATGTGTTCTAGCCATTATCTTCTAAAATCCGTAAATGTATCTGAAACAAGATCATCAATAAACCCTTCTTGTCCATCAATACTACGAGCTTCAGAAAGTTTAAGCTGGTAAAGCCTATACATTTGTTCTTGTACTTTTAGACTATTAGTTACTGGATATGCTAAGTCAGATGCAAGTTTAGTAATTAATGTGTCTACAAATAAAGAATCAAACAGTGTTGTGTCTGTAATCCTTGCAATATAAATTATCTTGGCAGTTTCTTCATCTGTTAACAACACCCTGCCTTGTGTTGAAAAATTTTCTACTTTAAATATATAATCCTCATACTCCATAGCTAATACTCTTAGACAATAAGGATCTGTAGGTAAAGCATATTGGTAATCATAGCCATATACAGGTGAGTCAGAAAGCTGTGTCAAACTTGCTCTTGTTATTGCAAAGTTCCAAGGATGACTTCTTAAACAAGCATCTCTTGCATCTTCGTAAAAAGCATTACATAATCTAGCTCTTTCTGAATCATCTGTTAAGGAAGTTATAGGATCATCTCCTAATCTTCTAAGTGCGTTTGAACATATTGAAACTTCTGTTGCCATAATTCACCTTGTAAGAGGGTAGCCGAAACTACCCCCTGTTGTTGTTTTTTAGTCTACAACATATGTAACGATAACTGATACATCACCAGCTGCTGCTGTTGCTGCTACGTTAGACATAGTTAAAGCAACTCTTAAAGCTCCACCTGGATCTGATGATAAACCACCATCTTCCCAAGCAAAGTTAGAAACTGCATTAACATTTCTAGCTTCGAAAGCAACTTCAACACCTGCTGTGTTTGCAGCTTGTAAAGTTGTTATAGCTGTTGCATAACAATCTTCATCAAGAACAGTACCATTCTCATAATATAGACCTACGTTGGCTGCCAATGTTGGTGAACCATTAGAATCTAGATCATCATTGAATAGTTTGATTGATAATACTTTTGCATTAGATGGGATTTGTACCATCATTAATACATCATCATTATCAATGTCGCCTGTTCCAGCTGCGATCGTTCCACTTGCCACACGCATTCTGCCCTCTAAACTTCCTGTTTCTAGGACTTCTCTAGGCGTTGCGTCTAGTGCTGTTATTTCGACTGATTTAGCTGTTGCCATTTTTGATTCCTCCTATTAACTCTCAGTACATTCTATCTCAACAACTTTTTCATCTTCGATACGAGTTGCACCGATAGTCATTGACAAGAACACCTGTGTTGCATAATTTTTGTCTGCTCTTTCAGAAATTCTAGTTTGAATATCTGAGCCTACAGCAAGGCCGATACCAGATTTAGCAAATGCTAAAACTAATCTGTTGCTAGATGAGTTAGTATCTAGTCTTTCTGTTCTAATAAAATTGAATCCCATAAATGTATCAATTTCACCTTGAACAAGTGCTTTAACAGAGTTAAAGTCTGCAGATGTAATTTGTGTTATTGCTAACAAATCTGATAGTTGTTTAGATGTGCATACTAAATATCTTTCCTCTTCAGGATCAATATCAGCAGCATCTAAGATTTCTTTTGCTTCGATCAGTTTTGTAACTGATAAACCAGCAGAGCCGTGAGCAATTTTTTGCCCAGATGGTAATGCTACTGTTGTACCACCAGCTACGCCACCAAAGGCGTTTCCAGAAGCTGCATCAATAATTGCATCATCCATTGCTCTTCCCATAGCCCATGCACCTGCTTGTGCATATTCAGACTGTGGGCTGATAAGCATCCTTACTTTATCTTCTTGATCAATTAAGTCTGCCCAATCGTAATCATCCATACTTACTTTCCTACGAGAGTGAGGTGTGTCAACTCTTGGAGTGTCGCTATGTCTGGATGTTCTTTTTAGCGCAGCAGTTGAGCCAATTCTTTCAAAGAAATGAGATTTACCGACAACTGTTTCTGTACGGACTGCATCTCTAAGTCTTGAACCTTTTTGCTGTGCCAAATGAAATACATTACTTTTATACTGTTCTATAAAAGCTGTAGTTATTTGTACTGACATATTTCAGTCCTCCTATAAAAATATATTATCGGTATTTATCCAAATGGGATACCTTATAAAATACGTTTTTATCAAACGGATGTTTAACGCCTATCATGGCCACCCCATCTGTTATCCTTACGGGCAGAACTTTGGTATCTTAATTATAGCACAAGAAAATTAATTTCCATAAACTTTTTCGTGCAATTGCCTCATTCTTTCTACCATTGACTTATGATCTCTATGAGAAGCATCAAAATATGGATTCTTAGGATCAGCCATAATCTGCTCTATTTCTTGTTTTGCATCAAGAGTAGAAGCTGCAATAGTATTGTTTTGTGTGTTCTTTGCCATTTCTTCTGTTACTTCTTGACCTAATCTAGCAAAAAATTTAATCATAGCTGGATCATTACCTGCTGGTCCGTTAAGAACTTCTTTAAGTCCTTCATCACCATATACATCAATAGCTCTCATAGCAGAACGCAGATTTTTATCATACTCGAAACCCCACTCTTGTTTAAGAGTTTGCTCTGCTTCCTCTCGTTGCACATTCAATTGTGCTTCTTGTAACTGTCCACTATTATCTATTTGATTTACTTGATACTGCAATAAGGCATTTACCTGGTCGTTGTTAAGTCCTATCTTATGTGCAACATTTTTAAATTCACCTACTGCAGTTTCATTGAAATGTTGTTTATGAGTATCTGGAATAGATAAATCATACTTTGTAGGATCTGTAGGTCTGCCTAACTTGTTATACAGTTCTGCTTTCTCCTCATCATTTTTAGGTAATGGTATTCTACTACCTATCATTTTTTGTTGATGAACTACTGTCTTTGCTAATGATTCTACATCATTTAGATTTTGCAAAGTTGGTTCATTTCTAAGTTCTTCTGGCAAAGATGATTTCCAATCAGTTTCTGTTTGATTATCACTTATGCCAGATCCTAATACAGATTCAGAATTTTGTTCTGTTTCTGGAGTAGGGTTGTCTGCCACTTCTGTGGTCGTTTGTTCGTCAGCCATTATTATTATCCTCCTTTAAAAGATTTAGTATTCTGACTATTACTGCTCTTTGCCCTTCCTTAAAAGCAGTTTCATAGGGATCTTTACTAAAAGAACTCCTATGGTAATAAGCTGATGTAAGATCAGCTAAAACTCTTTCACCTTCTGGTGTGCTAAATGTTCCTCTATAGTCTATCTTCTGTTGTTTTAATTCTTCGTCTGAATTTTTATGCTTCACCTGCTACCTCTTCCTCAAGTTCTCCAGCTACTTGTTCTAATACTTGTTGTGCGCCAGGATCTGCTGCATCTTTTAATGCTGCTGATTGTTTAGCTGCAATCTCTGCTTGTTGCTGTTGCATCATCATTTGCTGTTGCATCATCTGTGCCTCCATTCTAGCTTGTCTAAGTTCATCTACTTCTTCTCTACCTCTTAATACAGATTTAGGTACACCAAGTAGTTCAGCTCTCATTCTAACTGCCTCATCATTATTCAAGATATCCATGACTGATGGATCAGCTTGTCCTAGTTGCATAGCTAACTGATACAATCTTTCTACTGCAACTGCTTCTTCCATACGCTGTGATCTTGCAAGTGGACCTACATATTCAATATCTATAGATTGTCCTTGCAATAATTCTGGTGCTGGTAGAAAAGCATCTGCTCTGAACATAATACCAAACACTCTTTCTATAAGTGGATTTAAAAACTCTGATTGGAATCTACCAAGTGTAGGACCTAGAAGTCTTTGCATAAGTTCGTATCTTACTTGTACTTCTGTAGCTGTCATCTGTGGTCCTTGTTGTAACTGTAACTGATCTGAGTAATATGCTTGTCTTATTGCAGTTTTAAGTTCGTTTTCTTTAAAAGCATTTAATTGCATATTTGCACCAGACTGAAATGGTTTAACTGCAGCATCACTTCTGATAACTGTAATACCACCAGGTGTCATTCTTACTCTACCTATAACACCATCATCCTGTACTAATAATGGAGGATCAATAGCCTTTGACCATGCTTTAAGTCCTAGCTCTACAGCTTTGTTTAATGTTTTAATATCTGGTAAAGCATTGTAGGACGGGGAACGACCATATACTTCACCAGTAGCTTTTGACCATCTAGGCACAAGATATGGGAACTCATTGTATCCACCAGTTCTAACAACCATTTTATCTTGTTCACATACGTGCATAGAGTGAAATGGTAATTTAGTTTTAGATTTACCGAATGCTCTTTCGTAATCTTCTGTAGGTTCTACTGCATGAATGAAATCAAACTTTTGATCTGGTTTCATTTTTGCAGCTTCTAATACTTTTTCGCCTAAATTATCTTTTCCAAACTCTTGCACTGCTTGTCTTGCAGTTAATTTATATCTTCTGTATAAACAATCTATATATCCACTTACATTTTCACCAATGTAAAATTCTGATATGTGCATTGTTTTAAAATGTATAGAATCTATATTGTAGCCCTTGTTACCTTCCTCTACAAATAGACATCCTGTTCCTATAGAACAAAGATCAAGATATAGTTCATGTACTTCTGTGTTAAAATTAGTTTGGTTAAATACATCATACATTCTTCTTGCAGAATCTTCTAACCATAACTGTACTTCTCTATCTTGATTTATTTCATCATCTCTAATTTTTAAATGAAACCATTGTAATGATGGTGATGTAAGAGTTCCCTGTAAACTAGCAGCTAATAAATTGTTTGCAGTTATAGCTGTAGAATCAAACAAGACCTCAGTTCTTTTATCTCCTTTTACTCTTACAAAAACAACGTCTGCTTTACGAGGCATAACATAATCAAGTATTTCTTGCCAATGATCTTCCCATGTGCCTCTATCTGAGGACATAGCATTTAAACGTTTTTTTACATAATCAAATTGTTCCACTATCTACCACCTAACAATGTTTTGCCAACATTAGCTTCTTCCTCGACACCAGTGCCACCAGTTAAAATAGTAGACATATAGCCCATTTGTTTACCAGATATAAGCCTTTGTCTTTCTTCTGCTGCCTTTGCCTCTGCTGCCCTTTCTTTTTCAAGAAGTTCTGCATCAGGTCCTGGTGGTAATTTTGGTTGCTTAGGAGCAAGTATCGGTCCTATTATCGGGATATCACCCATCTGCAGTCCTCCTTTTGCATACCATACAATGCAATGTCATATAGTTTATCATGTTTTTTAAGAAAATTCTTTAAATATCCTTCTTTTTTGAAACCAACACCTTCAATTAGTTTCATGCTTCTTTTGTTTTCAGCAGTACAAGTAGCAGTTACTCGCTGACATTTTGCTTGATTAAAGATGTAATCAAACATTAATTTTATAAATCTACGTTGCACGTGTTTAGGATCATCAGATGCTATGTGAACATATATGTTATTACCATCATAACCACAAAACAAAATAACTCCAACAATATTATCCCATTCATCTAAAAAACCGATAGTAGTATAATCATCTACTTCTATATTAGCTCTAGGTTGTAACCATTCGTAGAATGTTTTACTCCACGCTTGATCGTATATTGGTCTAATCATTATCCACCTAATAAAGTTTTTTTAGTTGTTGCAGTTTCACCTAGACCTTCTGCGCCTGTCAATATTGTTGAACCACCATATTGTGATGCAGATGATGCAAGTCTTTGTGCAGTTTGATCTGGTTTAGGTACAGATTCCATAAGTGCTTTTGGACTAGGTGTTTTTCGTTTTTTACCACCACCTAAAGATCCTAGCACAGTACCAACACCTTTACCTACGGCACTAACTATACCACCAATAGCTTTTGCTACTCCACCCATTATTTCTTACTCCTTTTTTTCGGTGCATTTTTATGCACTTCTGTAAATGACTTACCTTCTAACAATTCTTTTTTTATCTTTGCAAGTGTAGCTTTTGTATGATGTTTGCTATGTTTTTTCAAAGCTTGTTCTTGTCGTTTAGTAAGTTTCTTCATTTTTTCTTTGCAGTTTTAGCTGCTCTTTTAAAATTAGCTGCAGTTGGTGCGCCTTTAGAACCAGGCTTTCTCATTTTTTCACCACTACCTGCTTTGATCCTTTTACGTTTTTTATGTATGTTTGCATACAGTCCTGGTTTTTTCGCCATTATTTTTTCTTCCTTTTCATGTTTTTTGCAATAGCTTTAGCTACAGCTTTTGGCATCTTTGGATTTTTTGCCATTAATTTTTTTGCACCATTTTTCTTTTTTGGTGGCCTTCCTTTTGTACTTCCGTATGTTCCTTTGCCCATTGGCATAATAATAGTCCTCCTATTTTTTCTTTTTGTTTTTAGCTGCAAAACTTTTTGCTGCAGCTACAGAACCAAAACCCCATTTTTTTAGGGCTAATGCTTTCCTAGTAGGACGACCTTTACTATCTTTCATAGGGCCTTTCATACCAGCAAATCTTGCAGCAAAAGAAACACGTCTAGGGTTCTTACCTTTGCTAACAGGAGGTTTTAAATTAGCACCTTCTTTTCTTTTAAAGTACTTTCTACCTGCTGCAGTAAGTCCACCAGTTTTACTTTTGTGTTCTTTTCTCATGCAAAAACATTAAACTCCGATTCAGCTTGTGTAAACATTGGTTCGTAGTTTTTAATTCTTGCTTTCCTTAATGACATAACTGCATATCGCATTGCAGATATAACATCATCATGTGAAGCAACAATCTTACCATTCTTCCTATGATACATTCTAAGCTCTGTTAACAGTTTATCTTGATTCTTAAAAATTTTCAATCGTTTTGTTTGCATACGAGTATATAATTCCATGATACCAGCTTCAACCGAGTTGCCACCTGATCCTTCTTTTTGTCCTTGCTGTGGTGGATTAGAAAAATGCTCTTTAGTCATAGACACACCTTCTGTTCTATATTGTTCAGTAAGTGATTTACCAGAACCTTTGTCAGCTTGTCTGCCGTCCATAGGCCAGATTACAGGTATCCAGTTACCTCTTGCTTTGATTGCACTTGCATGAATAGGTACAGACTCTTGCCTCATTGCATAGCTATCATAAACATATGCTATATCAGAATCTCTATCCCATGTTACCCACACTGCTGCTGTCGGGTGATCCCAACCAAAATCTATGCCACATATTCTAGGCCAGTGGTCAGGTATATCTACTGGTTCACATACTATATCATTTTCTGCAATAGGAAATACAAGACCAGAACCTAATTGTGGTATACCTTGTTCTCTCATCTTTCTTTCGTGTGGTGGTAGTGCAGCAAGTATTTGTTCTCTTGCCTCTTTTGTCATGTGAGGTGCATCATCCCAACCAGCTTGTAGTAATGCTTGTCCAGGTCTTAGATCATTTACAAACTGTGCAACTGTTTCTGTCATGCCAGATTCTGGTGTAAATGTCATATATACAATACCACCTCTGTCTGCAGTTCTAGTAAGTGCTTGTGTGTAAATTTGTGTAGGTGGTTCTTCATCTAGCCAGACCACATCTACTGCCTCACCCATCCATTTTTCTCTGCCCATTTCATATGCTTTGAAGGCAAGTCTGGACCACCCCCCCGAAATATGTTTGATAACAAGTGAGTTCATTGCATTAGGTACGCCTGGCTTTCTAGTTGTTTCACCGATATCATCTAGTGGTATAGATCCTGTACCTTTAGCACTAGGATCATCTGGTTGACCTACCAGTTCTTTTTGACATACATCTCTAGTAGTTTCATTTGATACACCACCTACCCATGCTCTAATAGGCCTTTCAAACTTACGGCCTTGCCACCAGTCAGGGTACTTGCCAGTTAAATGAAATGCCATTTCTGCTGCACCACAAAAAGATTTACCTATTCTGTTACCAGCCATAAGTAATCTTTGAGATGCTTTTGTGTTATGAAAATCTACCTGATACTTGTAAGGTTCATAATGTTTAAGTCTATTAGTTGCCTTTCTTCTTTCAAGTTCTTTAGCTATTTCTACTGCTCTTTCTAAACTCATTTAAAAATTCTTCCTCAGTATATAAGCATTTGTTCCAGCAAAATACATAGTTGTTTTCATCTTTCTCTAAAAAATCAAGAGCATAACCACAACAAGGACAGTTATAATCTCCTTCATCACTACTAGGATTGTTTTCTTGCCAGTTTTCTAGTAGATATTCGTCCATTAGTTTAGATCATCTTTAGGAGTTGTAACCACTTTAATGGTTGATAACAAATGATTCAGCTCCTGTTGTAGCTCCTCGTCTGATTTCTTATTTGTTACATCTTCTATTTTATTAACTGTCTGATAACCTGTTCTATCTAGCAAAGAATTGATAGCACCTAGCTTTACAGACTGTGTAGTTTTCTCATCTTCTACCAGTTTTATAAGTTTATCTATAGCCAAAGGTGCAGCATTAGCCATTAACTTCCTAGTATGCTCTGTGATCTCGTTAGATAGCTTGTTTTTAAGCTCATATCCCTGTTGTTCTGCAGTTTTAGGGCTATATCCTGCTTTTATTGCAGATGCCGTTGCATTTCCTGTTTGTGAGTAGTGTTCTATAAAAGCTTTTTGTTTGTCTGTCAACTGTCTACTTATCATATTAACCATTCTAACTCATTTATCTTGTATATGCAACAACAATGAACACCTTAACTTATGTTAATACATCAAAATACCC